ATCAACAAGGATGTTAGCGAGGGGTTGGCTCTGTATGTTGTCTGCCTGCCACCTATCCCAAAACAAGGTCTTGAACACCGCCCGCCAATCGGCAAAGGTTATGCGCTTCAAGTCGGCAACGGTAGTGTTGGCGTAGCCGCGTTTCTTGCGGTAAGCCCGATAGGTGGCGAGCGTTATGCCGCACATCGTTACGCCGCCGCTGTCATCGGGATCGTTGGCATAGCCTGTCTGCTTGGCTTTCTCGAAAAGGTCAGAGAGCGGGAGCGAATGATACCGTCTGCTGACCGAGGTCTCGAAATGGAGGATAAAAGGTATAAGTTCGTCTGCCTGTGCCATACGTCAATATCCGTTTTGTGGTTCACGGTTGGCACAGCCCTTGCGGACGCAACGGTAACGTTGCAACTCCAACTCGACAGCCGCCTTTTCCTGTGTCAGCTTTATAACCTCTGTGTTTAGGGTGCGCACCTGCTGCGTCTGGTCGGCAAAGCGTTCCTCTTTCTGTTTCAGCTGCTCCTGCAAGAACTGCACCTCGTCTTTCAGTACCGCAAACTCCTCGCAGTCAGCTTTTGCGTCCGCGATGCGGGCGTTGCTCTTGCGATTGAAGAAGAATTTGACCGCCTCGAAACCGCCCAAAGAGCCGAGAATGGTAACTATTATATCCCAGTTCATAAGGCGATGCGTATTAAGCGTCCGACACTGACACCGCCCACGGTCAGGGCAAAGTCTATCCAATCCCACTTGCCGCCCCACAGACGGTCTTTTAGTTCCAAAGCGGCGGCAACGCCAACACCTGCGTATGCGGCGCAATACCAGCCGTTTGCGCCAAAGCCTATAAGGAAGCCACCGACAAGGTGCTTCCAGCGGTTGCTCTGTGAGAGCCACGAGAAAATCTTTTTCATCAATCAATCTTTTAATTAGAATACATCGGTATAGTTTATCATACGCCATATAGTGCCGTCAAACACAAGCTGCCGTATTTTTCGCGAGAATATCGGAAGATACAGACCTTCCTCCCATTGAACATCATAATTGTTAGCGGAATCTCCCGAACTCGGAATAATTCTATGACCGTTGCCGTATAGCATATCCCAAATACTGTATTCGTTGCAATTCATTATCGTTAGCGTCTGTCCTGTGTTGGGAGACGCAGGCAAAGTTATTGATACCGTCTTATTACTTGTATTCGAGTTTTCCGTAATCAAGACGACAACCGAGTTTGAGACGGTATAATTAAGGGCTGATGTTCTGACAACGTTTTGTATCAGGCCGCCGCTCGCTTTGATGACTCCTGCAAATGTTCCGCTGTTGGCGGTTATGTTGGTCATCGTAACGTTATTCATGGTGACGTTGCCGCTCTTGTTGATAGTGAACTTGCCGTTGCCAATGTTCACCGTGCCGTCCGCGTTGAACACCACCTTGCCGCCCGCGAAAGCCACCTGCCCTGTCTTGCCGTTAAGATAGACCATTGGCGTTTTGGTGGTTGCCCCGTCCGTGGTCGTGCCGTCTGACAGCGTTTGGCTTTCAAGGCGCGAGTTGCGGAAGATAAAGCCCGCTATGTTGGCAAGCTCCGCAAGCAACAGGCTTGTCGCCACGCTCTCGAAGTTCGCCCCAAACTGATTCCAATAGCTCGTGTTCGTTGGCACAACGCCCGTGAAGCCGCCTGTGCCGTTGGGAGCGTCCACACGGCTGATATAGTAGGTGTAGCCATACTTCACGATGTCAACACGCAGGGAGTTGCCATAATAGGTCTTTGTCGAGGAGTATTCGCCACGATAGACAGACGCGGCGGAAACACCGTCCTTGCCGTCTTTCCCATCCTCTCCGTCCGCGCCCCAACGACCGATTAAGGCTATCTCCGTCTCGGTTGAAGTGCCGTCCGTGTATTTGATTATCTCGTAGTTGTACAGGTAGGGCTGCGAAGCGGAAATGTCCTGTACCGATGAACTCCAGCCTATCGTGTTCTTGGTAACGCCTGTTGAAGCGTTGGTGGCGAGGTACATCTCCACGACAGACAGAATGCCCCTGCCGTCATCGCCATACGTGCCGATGATTACGGGCGTGGTAAAGGATGACCAAGTGCCGTTGGTGTATAGTATGCGTTCCTTGTTCCAAAGGTATTTGTTGGTGCTGTCAATGGTCGGCACGGCGGTTGACCACGTTGTGGGCTGTGTGGCGTGGTTGGTGCTTGTGCCATAGTATTCATAGACGTGTGATATACCTCTGCCATTCGTGCCATTCGTGCCATTCGTGCCATTCGTGCCATTCGTGCCATCAACACCGTTGTAGGGCGTTATGCGTATCGGGGTAGTCCACTGCGACAGCATCGTCTTGCCGTCCCCTGTCTTCAAGGCAGTCGTAAGCCACAGGTATTCGAGAGAACCCACGGTCGGCATCTCGGTCGTCCATCCCGTGGGGTTGAGTGCCGTCTGTGTCAGGTCAGGCGCAACGGTGGTAGAGCCGTTCTTGGCGTACCGCATTTCAGTATAGCTCCCTGCCGCGCCCGTCTCTCCTGTGTCGCCCTTGTCGCCCTTTATCTTGCCGAGGTCTTGCCACCCCTCATCTAATCCCACGAACAGATGACCGTCAACGCTCTCATCCGAGGAAGAGTTCAGTATATAACAATCCCCCACATCGCACTGTGTCTTTATCCATCCTGCGGCTGCTCCCTTGCGAGGGCGACCGTATCTGAAATGCCACCTGTATGTGGTTTCCGTGGTTGTCGTGCCGTCATCATTCTCTACCTCCTCTGCCATCTTGTCGATAAGGCAAGAACCGTACTTGTTCGCAAGGAATGTCTCTGCCTCCGTGGTGTCGGTGAAATGCGCGTTGGCGTTGCCCTTTATGTTTATGCTTGAGCCGTCCGCTCCCTTTGAGCCTTGCGCGATGACTTGCCAATAAAGGGTGTTAGTGGGGTCGATGCCTGTGCAGGGCGTGTCATTTATCATTCGGTACAGAGAGGTGTTGTCGCTGACCTCGAAAAGCACCTCATCGCCGTTATAATAGGTATAGGAGGAGTTGTATTCTCCACGGTAACAGCCTATGTAACTCTCCTGTCCGCTCTGACTTTGAACGAGTGTTCCACGGATGCGCAGCTTGCCGTCCCCATGACTGTTGAAATCGAGAGCGTCCCCAAGTTTCATTGCGTTGGCGAGCATATCGAAATAGCTGTTGCCGTTGCCCGACACAATGCGGTCTGTGGTGATGCGTCCTGGAAGTATCTCCGTGTAGCCGTAGAGGGTCACAAAGCTGCGCTCGCCGTCATACTCGCTGTTGAGAATGCCGACAAGCAGATGATAAAAGCCCTCCTCCTGTTCGAGCTTTATGGCGGTCTCTGACAGCAGGAAAACACCTGTCTCCTCCGTCTTGCTGACCTTGGCGTAAAGGTAATACTTCTTCGTGCCGTCCTCAAGGGCTGCGCTGGTGTACTCCTCCACTTCCCAATACTTGTATTCGCTCGCCTCGTGTGAGGACGAGAGCGTGTCGATGCCCAATGTGCAATGGCGTATCACGCCAGCGGCGGCGGTCAGTGTCTGTGTTGCCGTGTCGTATGTTATGGTGTGGGCTATCTGTGCCGAAACCCCCTTTTGGGCAACGAAATAGAACTGCAAGCTCTCATCGCCCACCAACATCTGCATCGTCTGTATGGCTATCGGCGTTATGCTCTCCGTGAAGTTATCGAGAAGCGACTGCTCCAACATCTCCATTGTCTCTTTCGCGTCACGGAAGCGGCGTTTTGTGAACTGCAAAGCGTCACGGTGGTAGTCCTCCATAAGCACCTCTTGGCTCTGCAAGGTTGTCACGGTGGTGGAAAACGAGGTGCTTACCGTGTCGTTGGATAGTTCGAGTTCGGGGCTGTGCGGCTTGTTGATATAGTCCTTTATGCCGATGATACGAACAAGAACGCCCTCCTTTTGGAAACGCGCGTCCGAGAATTTCACATAGCCGCCGAGCTTTATCTTGCCGCCTATGTTGGTCCAGTCTTTTTTGCTCCAAATGCCGTCCAACTCGCCCGTAAACGAGAACTTGGTTTCCTCGTTGTCGAAAAGATGTCTGACACCCGCGCGGAACATATCCCACGAAGCCCCCGACTTGGTCGTATCGTCACAGATATAGGCATCGGGCAGCATACAGTGGAACACGGCGTATTTATCGTCCGCCTTTGGCGCAAAGGTGGCGTTGGGCATAGTCTGACCGTCAATCTCCTGCGGCGTTATCTCGAAGCGGCGCGGCAGCTTGCTCCCCTGCGCCTCGTGATAGTATTTAACCTCGAACTCCTTACCAGCGAGCATACCCGTCTGGAATATCACGGTCATCGTCTCGCCGTCTATAAGGCAGTCCTCATAGTTAAGGCTGTCGGGTATGTCATCGTCTATGATGTCATAGAAATTGCTATCCTCATCCTCTACGACAACGGAGCTTATGACACCCACGCGCTTGGGGTATATCTCGGAACAGTCAAGACTGTCCTCCGCGAGCGATGAAAGCTCTTTATCAGCGCGGCGTATGGAAAGCCCCATATCGTCCGTTATATAAAATCGGGAGTTTACGGGGTTGAAGTTGTCCTCGTCCTCGAAGCAAACACCGTCATAGGCTATCGTCTTAGACTTCGGCAGCAGTAGCTCCGTGTTGCCGTACTTGCTTGCGTCTATGTTGTCAGAGCCGCCCTGCGTGTATAGTATCTCCGTGGGTGGGTTGTCGCCATAGTTGGAACGCCCCACATCGGGCTTGAAGCCGTTGCCCCGACCGTATGACAGCGGCAGGGGGTTGTTCTTGTTGTATTCCACCTTGCCGAGCGACACCGTCTTACCGACAATCTCAAACTCCGTATCAAGCTCCGAAGCCATCTGTGACAGGGCGGCATAGCAATAGGCGTGGTCGTATGATATGCATACCTCGTCCCCCGCGATGCAAGAGCCTATCTGCCACCCAGTGTCGCGGCGGTTCATATTGTCAACGAACATCTGCAAATGCTCGTGCGGCTTGGCGGTCAGAGAGAATTTGAGCCGTCCGTCCACGGGGTTTCGGAACTTCCATATTTTTGCCTTCGCCTGTGAGCTTTCCAACGTTACGGTGTACTCAAACAGGCGGCTGTGTTTCATCTTGAACGCTTCGGGGCGTACAAGTGTGTATGTCTCGTTCTGAAAGACACAGTATGCGCCCACAGGCAGCTCTATATGCTCGGCAAGCGAGTAATAGAGTGTCAGGCTGTGGTCGTCCATAATGGCGCGGTGGCGGTAACTGTTATCGTCAACCACCACGTCAAGCAGTTTATTTCCCGAACTGTCATAAAAGACCATCGCAAATGTCTGTTGATATGTGTATCTACCCTGTTTTAAGCCCGCTGTGGGGTTCTGACCGCCTGAATGACCGTTTTATCGGCACAGAACAATCAGAACCCACAGAGAGCCTGTAATCACGTGAATTGGTAAATCTTCGCATTGCCGCACTTAACCGCCCTGATTACCGTCAAGAAAGGAAAATCCTCCGTCTTGATTTGGTCGAGGGCTGATTTAAGCCCTGCGGCGTTGGTAAAGAACTTACCCTCACTGTTGTCGTATGTGTTGCGGAACTTTATAAGATACCGTCCCTCTCCGTGCTGTGTCTTGACAGACGGCAGAAAGTCCAACACCTCTATCTCCGAGTTCAGAATGTCCGTGATAGACACCTGCGGACAGTTGAATATCTTTCTGTTGTCGGTCTGTGTGACACCGAGTTCGCTAAACCTCTTAACCATATCCTGCTTCGTTTTAAGAGTGTCAGGCGATACCCAGTGCTTCGCAGTCAGCGTCAATCTGCGCTTTCAGAGCGGCACGTTCCGTAAGATAGTCGGTGTATTTCTGAATATGCCCTTTCGCTTCCGCACTCGTTGTCGAGCCATACAAACCGAGCTTCGCGGCGTTGTACTCATTGACGAGTTTCTGTTCATAGTTCGCAGCCCAACGCTCCGTTATGGCGGCTTCCGTGATGCGGTTCGAGGTGATAGGCGACCATACCGTGATTTCCTCACACTGCCACTGTGTCCTTTTCTCTTCTGTGTCCGTGTCAGAGCCGCCATTTGTGCTTTCCACTTCCACCTCTGTGATGTCGGTACGGTAGAGGTAAGAGCCGTTGCCGACAGCCTCCAATACGGAGGGCTTGTTGTCATAGAATGCTTGCATAATATTCTGCTTTGATGATTGATTTTAATAAATGTCTTGAGTTGCTGTGTTGCGCCCATCCGAGCCACGATGCTATCTTGCGCTTGTAGGCTTTAAGGTCAGGCGGCGGGCTGCGGTGGTTGAGTTTCGCCACGGCACGGCAGAAGTTCCGCTTTATGCCCTTACGTATCAATTTCTGACTACGGAAGAACTGATAGCCCACATAGTCCAACGCCCTACCGCCTTTCGTGTGCTTGTTGTCCGCTATCGGGAATATCTGCCAATTCTTCTTGACGGTCAGGCACAGCCTTTCCTCAATGAATGACCGTATAAGCCCGAATGCGGCTCTAAGCACCTCTTTGCTGTCAGAAATGAAGATTATATCGTCTGCGTATTCCGTGCTGTCAATGTGCGGCTTTTCTTTAAGCCTTAACGCCGCTTGCACTTCCTGCGGCAGACGCTCATTCACCCAATGCATGAAGTAGGCAAGCATGAGGTTGGCGAGGAACTGCGAGAGGTAGTTGCCTATCGGCAATCCCTTTGCGCTGTCTATAATCTCATCCAAGAGCCACAGCAGCTCCTTGTCTTTAATCTTGCGACGCACAATGCCTTTCAGCACTTCATGGTCGATGCTCGGATAGTATTTCTTGATGTCAATTTTCAGACAATACAAAGGCTTGCCCTCATAGCGTCTGATTATCTGACCTACCCTCCTTGCGCATCCCTCTATGCCCCTGCCTTTGATGCAGGAATAGGTGTTGTAGGTAAACACGCTGACCCATATCGGCTCTAACACGTTCATAATGGCGTGGTGTACGATGCGGTCGGGATAGTACGACAGGCGGTATATCTCTCGCTCTTTCGGCTCATAGATAGTAAACACATCGTAAGGGGATGTCTTAAACGTGTGAGTAAGCAGGGCTTCGTGCAGTGCCAAGATGTTGGCTTCACGGTTGCGGTCGTGAACCTTGACACCATACGAACCCTGCTTGCCGCGCCGTGCTTTCTCATCGGCAAGGCGCAGATTCTCCACGGATATAATCCTTGCGTATAAGCCTCCTATACGTTTCATTGTTGCTTTGCTTTTCTTAATTGGAGCGTTCGATAGCCCATACAAAAGGCGTTTCTACCAGCACCGTTTTCAGTTTGATGTTTTTTGCCAAGAGGCAGGGTCATTACTCTGTTTTTATGATGTCAGACCGTTAAGCCTGTGTATCATCTTCAAGCATAGGTGAGAGCCGATGTACGCATACGTATTCGAGGGAGCGTTATTCGAGTTCGCATAAGCGAAGCCTGCATTCGCACCGTTATTCGCATTACCGCTGAACAGAACCCCACGAGAGTAATCAACCTGTATGTGTTCTCTCTCCTTACCTCATCGTGCAACGGCTGACCGCTGACCGAGGTCGGGGACGCACACCCATAAGGGGGTGTGGAAGCTCGCGCTCCGCTTACGGCAAGAAGCAAAGGCGAGAGCCGAAGTACGCAGACGAAGCCGAGGGAGCGTGAATCGAGGACGCAGCAGCGAAGCCCGCAAGCGCACCGCTAGTCGCACCACCGCCGAACAGAACCCCACGGAGTGTCTCGGTGGTAGGTATGCTCGTATAGTGATAGTCGCAGAAGTAGGTGGTTGAGCCGCCGCCCACGGTCTTGGGCATAATCTCGCCACCCTCTCCGAAGATGACCTCCTTAATATATCCTTCGTTGCGTGCCTCGTTGCCAACGTGCGAATAGCCGTCATACGAGGTGTCGGAGAACTTGGCAGGGTCGGAGCAGACAAATACTTTCGACAGTCCGTCTCCGCCATTCTCCTCCGTGGGGCTGATGCGCACGTTTATGCCGTCCGTCCACTGCCACAGATGACCGAAAGGGTTTTCCACGCCACGGTAGCGAGGAACGTCAAAGGTCTTGGTTATGGGCGAGGTCTCGTCATCGTTGCTTGCGGTGTATTCCACCGTGCCTGTGCCGTTGCCGAGGGTGTCGGTCAGACCGCAGGGGACGAAAGGATAATAGCCGTTAAAGTTGTTCCAGTCCGTTCCGTTCCAAGTGGTCACGCCGTTGCCCAATCCGCCTTGATGATAGCCCTCCGTGGTAAGTTCGGCGTTGTAAGCCGCCTGTGAGTTGAGGGTCGCATACTCTACCACGAAGAGCCAATAGAGCGTTTTCTGCGCATCGTAAGTCATGCAGTTCCACTTGCTGTTGGCGGTGTTGCGGTTCCGGGCGTACTTGCGGAAGTTGGTGCGGCTGATTGATGTCGCAGGGCGACCGAGGAATGTGCGGTATGTGCCGTCATAGTTTGCGTTGTTGTTGCCGCCACGGTACTGCTCCGTCTCGTTCACCACGGAAGCGAGCTTGTTGTTAGAGCGGTCAAGAGCCGCCTCGTATGCCGAGACGTACATCTTCGGCACTTGATGATAGCCTGCGAGGGGCAGCTCTGACAGTCTGACCGTGCGTTTCGTGCCATCCGTCTCGAACTTGCGGTAGTGCATAGGTATCTCCACCATTACCTGACCGCGCGAGCCGTCACGGACTTGCCCCGTCCAATCCTGTGGGTCGAGGTATTCAACCACGTTGCCGTCATCGTCAAGCAGACAGCCTTTCATGCGGCTTTGGATTGGGAGGGACTTGTGGAGGTCGGTAGAGCCGACACGTGTGCAGGTCGGACTTGACACGGCGGTGTCGAACTGTATGCCATAGCTGCTCTGCTCCTCCACATAAGGCAGGAGAGCGGCAAGGGCGGCTTTCTTGCTTTCGCCGTCTTCGTCAAGCACCTCGCAATAGAGGTTGTAGGGGTTAGTCCCCGATACTTCAGGCAGGTCTTGCAGACGCTTGCCGTTCTGGAATGCTTCGATAATCTGTTGGATTACCTCTTCTTGTGATGTTGTCAATGCCATAATTTATCGTTTTTGAATGTTATGTTTTCAGTTCAAGCGCAACGCCCCTGATGATGTCAGACGCAGTTGCTTGCGTGTGTTCACGAGCCGCAGTGTGGGGTCGCCAACCTCTATGAGGAGCGTCTTGGCAAGAGCCGTGTTGCACGTTGGTATCACATAGACGCGGCTGTACCCCTTTCCTGTGATTGTCAGGCGACCGTCCAACCCCACCTCCAACGACTTGTTGTCGCTGATATAGATTATGTTCTTCATCGCCGTTTCGGGCGACAGCACGGCATTAATATACACGGGCTGTACGTTGCCGTAGGTCAGCCGTGAAAGGCAGGACACCGTCAATCCCGTGGGGACTATTATGCCGATGGTTTTAAGCGTCTCTTCCGTGGCTTTGTTTGCCGCCGCTGTCGCCATCTCCGCTGCCGTGGTGGCTTCCTCTGACAGCTCCGTTGCTTTTTCTGCCGCCTGTTGAGCGGCTGTTGCGGCGGCTGTGGCTTTATCGGCTGCGGCGGCTGACTTATCAGCGACACCCGAACTGTTGACGGCTGATTGGGCGGCTTCGGTTGCCGTGTCAGTCGCCTTTGTTGCGGCTGCGGCGGCTGTGGTGGCTTCATCTGCCGCCGCCTTTGCTGCCGTGGTGGCTTCGTCCGCAAGTCCAGCGGCTTTGTTTGCCGCCGCTGTCGCCGTCTCTGCGCCCTTTACCGCCTCCTGTGTCTGTGTCTCGATGAACTCCAACGACACCTTTACGCTGCGGTTGTCAGCGTCCGTGCCGATAGTGAACAGCCCCTTTAATGACTGATAAAGCGGCAGCTCCGAAATCTTTATTTTCTTCATCTGTCTGTTTTGTTTTTAATCATTGTTAAACCTAATATTGCCATTGGCAAGCAAGCGGATATGCATACGGTCATTGACGAGACGCATTGACGAGACGCTGTATTTGCCTGGTAGCATTTCAATGGCATTCTCCCCATCCTCCGTGAACACGATTATGCTGTCTTCCGAAGCCAAGACAAAATCGTCATCGTCAAGACGGAATGACCCCGTGAATGTCAGTGTCAGCGTGAATTGCAGCCATATCTTCTCATCGGGATAAAAGTCTGACACGGAGCAGGATTTATAGTGGCAGGGGAACTCGTGTTCCAACTCACTTACATACAACAGCCTTTCTTCGGGCTGTATGAGGTTGTAAAGCAATGCATCGTAATTGCGCCATAACTCTGTCAGCGTGTCGGCTCGCATAAGGCACGACAGTTTCACGTCCTTTGTCTTGAACGTCACCGTCTTGCCGTCATAGATTACGCCTGTCTCGGTCTTGATGTTACGCAGGAGGTTTTCTTTCACGTTGGGCGTTTTCATTACCTCGGCGAGCGACCCTTGCAGGACACGGCATCCATAGTCTGTCAGCGGTCTTTCGTCCAACAGATAATCATCGGAGGCGATGACACCGCTTGACGGCTCTATATATTCATAACCGTTTAAGGGAAAATCGTCCGCAAACTTGATTGTCGCCGTGCCTAACTGCTTCGCTATTTCGAGGTTCGGGTGCTGTGTCATACGGAGCTTGTATTTGCGCTGTATGTGGGCGCAATCGAAGACGTGGTAAGCCCCATCGGACAGTACCTCGATAAACGCGCAGAAGCGGCTAAAAAGACCGCCAAAGGCAAACTTTACCGATACCTCGTGCGTGTCAAGCATCGGCTCGGATAGGTCGGCTTCGATGCCGTCCTCTTCCTGCCAGTCGTTGCTGTCAACAGACTTCAACGGAGGGTAGGCGACAAGCTCGTTCCAGCCGCCGCTTACGACATATACCCCATATTGGAGGTATGCATCCCGCCCGTCTATGAAAAGTCTGTTAATCATAGCATAATGGCATTGTCTCTTACGTTGCGGATGACCGTGCATCCTTTCTCTGCCGTAGTCTTAACAACCGCCCATTTGCTTGCGTTGATGACCGCCTTTGCGCCGTGCAGACACACCACCTCGTAGCGGCGCAATTGTGCGCAGTTTACGACCGCCGTTGTATGACCCACGAGCAGCACTTTTCCTTGCGGTTCTGTGAGTGTGATGTTCCCTGCGTCAAGGTATATGCCGAAACGCTCTATATTTTCTCTCTTGAAAAGCCTTATGGTATGGATGTTCGGGAAGTGGTACTTTGCGCAGAACTCCACACCCTGCGTTGTCTTATATAATTCCGCAAGCTGTTCCACGCTCTCGTTCCCTTTGAACATAGCACAGCGGCGGTATGCCTCCGACACATTGGTCAGAGAGCGTTCCTCGCACTGCCTTTGCACTTCCGCTTTGGCGGCTTTCCATTGCGCGTATATGCTCTGTATTATCGTCTGTTCCATTCGCTTATTTCAGTTTAATGCCTTTCAAGGCGATGTCGTTAACCGTGTCTTTAACGGCTTTCATATCCGTTTCCATTGTCGCAAGACGGCTCGGTATATCGTCTGTGTTCCGTTCGATATTGAGGACGCTCTGCAATATAAGGTTGGTGGTCGAGACAAGGATTTTCGTGTTCTCGCTGATGGAATAGGTATGCCCCTGTATGGCGGTCGCCCTGCCGTTAAGCTCGTCCACGCTCTCCTGTGAAGCGTTGGCAATGCCTGTTGACGAAGCCTCGCGCGTTGCTTCGCCGAGTATCTTTTCTTTCAGTTCATCGGGCAGTTGGTCTATTATCTCATAGACGGAAGAGAAGTTGTCGTATGTGTCGTTGAGGTCGGTGGTCAGGTCTGACAGACTGTCCAAAACAGCGTCAATGCCAACGAATTTGCCGTCTTTGAACCATTGGGCTTTGTATTTGTCGAATATCTCACCAAGCGGCTCTTCGAGGAACTTCTGCGTAAGCATACGCTTCATTATGTCGGCGATGATGTCATTGACGGTATCGCCCCACGCCTCGGCAGCGTCCTCTCCATTCTCGAATGCCTCGAAGAAAGCGTCCGACAGCTGTTCCGCGATGTCAGACGAAGAACCGCCTATGATGTCCTCGACCATTTCATTGATGACCTCCAACGCCTGTTGCCCCAGCTCCTCTATCTTCTGCTCATACTCCGTTATTTTGCTGCTGTCGCTGTCTTTCTTGCTTCGCTCCGTGTCTATCTGTTCCTGTATAAGGAGTTGCTGCTGTGCGATGTTCTCAAGCTGCGCCTGTGCCTCGCTGTATTTCGAGCCGCCGAGAGCCTTGTCGGCCGTGTATGCCATATTGGCGTATGCCTGTGCTATCTTCGCCGCTGACTGTTTAAGAAGCTCATCGTGCTGCTGAACCTTATAGGTCATATATTCCCACATCGAAGAGAACGCGCTGAAAGACTTTGCGTCCTTTGCGAGTTCGGCGCGTGTCTCTTCAAGTTTCTCATTGATAAGGTCGATAGCCTTGCCGTTGACGTTCTGCAAGCGCAGTACCTCGGCGTTGTCAAGTTCCCACTGCAATTGGTCGATGCGCTCCTGCAGCTGCTCTATCTCCTCTTGCTTCTCCTCATCGTCATTGAACAGATTTGCGATTTGCGTGGCAATCTGCAAGGCTGCGGATATGATGGTTAAGATGACAGACGCTTTTTCAACTGTCTGTATTGCGGTTGACGCAGCGGTCGATGTCCCTTGTATCGCCGTTGCCGCTCCTTGTGAGAGTTGCATAATGCCGTTTACCATTGTCAGCGCGGAGGACGCAATCTGCCCTGCCGATTTGATTATGTCGCCGACAGTGCCTCCTATGGCATCGCCTATGCTTTCAAACTCTTTCTCGCATTCGTTAAGGGTCTTATACAAGTCCTCCCATTCCTTTATGGAACGTTTGTCTGGGCTGGTGCTTTGCTTTGCGTTGGCTTCCGATACTTTGCTCTTTGCCGTGTTGACCTTTGCGCGAGCCACGGAGAGCGTCTTGGTGTCGCCATTGCCCGACTTCTCAAGGTCTTTCAGTTCCTGCTCCGCCTTTTCGAGGATGGCTTGCAGCTGCTCAAGCGTGAGGTTGGCAATCTCGTTGCACCACGCCTTATAGGTGTCCTCCCTTTGGGCAAACTGCTCGTCAATGGCGGCAAGGGCTTCGTTCTCCTGTAAGTCAAGCTCGCTTATGTTGTCCTGCGAGACACCCTCTTTAAGTTTGGGCTTGCCGTCCTCGCCGTTCACGATGTTGCCCTTTTCGTCCGTCTCATACAAGGCACTGCGTTTCTTGGCGTATTCCTCCGCAATCTGTGTGCG